TGAAGGGTGGCAGATGGCAACAGTGTCGGTGATTTACCGCGCGCCTAAAGGCGACGCCAAGGTGTGCGAGTGGGGCGAGTTCACGTTTTTTGACGGCGTGGCGGTCGAAATCGAGGAAAACGAAAATACCGCGCACATGATCAAAAAAATGGCCGGTAACAAAAATTTCGAGCTGTCGGAAATGGGGACGGTTAACAAGGCGATGGATCAGGCGGCATTGCAAAAACCGGCACCCGAAGCTGAACCCGAGCCAGATCCCGAGCCTGTGCCCGAACCGGTACCAATACCGGAAGAAGATCCCGTGACAGACCCCGATCCAGGTCCGGTATTTGAGGATTATGTGCCCGAGCCGATAAAACCGAAAACCGTCCCGGCGCGGGCAAAAACGCCCAGGAAAACCGCCGCGGAGAAAACCGTCAAAGAACGCGTGATGGCAAAGCGCACGCGGGCGGGCTGGTAAATGTCAAAAACGCGGGCGCAAATCCAGTTCAAGGTGCTGATGATCCTCACGGGTGGCGACGTCGGCACGAATCCGTCGAATGAGGACGCCAACAATATCGACGGCTATATCGACAGCATGGTTGCCGAGCTGGCGTCTGATTCAATCTACATCGCGGACCCCGACACGCTCGATGAGGATATTTTTATCACCTTCTGCAAGCTGGTAGCCGACGCTGCCGCTGAGGAATACGGCCAGAAATCAAATCCGCAACTAGCGCAACTTTGGCGCAATCGTCTCCGCACCATCAAACGGCCAACGCCGGGGTATGGCCCGCAAGCAACGGAGTATTTCTGATGAACGAATTATTAGACCGGCTCCTGAGAACTTTCACACCGGAAACGGCGGGGAAAAATCTTGGTTCGCCGCAGGACGATCTTCCGGGTTGGGCGCGGGCCGTGCTCGAGCAAAGCCGTCCGGATTATTTATCGCGGCCTGGATGGGGAGGTGGTCAGCCGATTGATCCGCGGTCGCTGCCGTCACGCCCACCTATGCCGGGAGTTGTGCCGATGCCGCAGCCCGGTCTAAGCCGTCCGCCAATTCCAGGGGGTCAGCCGATCGATCCGCGATCATTGCCACCGCGTCCGCCAGTATTTCAACAAGAGGGCGGGCAACCTCCATCACCGGGGCTTAGTCGCCCGCCAATCCCGTCATATCCGCAGCAAACACCGCCCCCAGAAAGCCGTCCACCGATTCCGGGCGGGCAGGGGATCCCGCCGCAAGTGTTGCAGTATTTGCAACAGTTGCAAATGCAATCGCGTCCGATCGTGCCGCAACGGTCGGATCTCCCAGGTGCGGAAGCAATGCAAGCGCTTTCGGGGGCCGGAAGCGCGGCGCCGTCTCCGTTGCTAGTGCAAAGTAATAATAACCCACCGATCAATCAACTCGATTGGATCGGAGCAAATGTCAGTCCTAACGGCGTTCCGAGTTGGAATCGCTGACGCAAGCAACGGAGTATTTTTAAATGGCAGGACTCTATGGAAGGCTGATGATGGGTCACCCCGGCACGCGTGCTCCCGTTGCGCCGCCACCTGTTGCACAAATTGCCGCAAACCGGATGCGCGCCATGCAATCAATGCCGCCTGGGGTGCAAAGAATGCTGGCGGCGCAACGACCACCGACAGCCCCGCCCGCGGTAGCGGCGCCTGGATTAGTGCGACCGACATTGCCGAACGGACAAGTGCCGCCACCTCAGGGAATGCCGCCCCCAGGCGCACAAGTGGCGCCAGCGGGGCCGCAGGGTATCCCGCCGCAAATCCTACAATTGTTGCAGCAACGGCAAATGCAAGGCGCGCAGCAACCCCCGCCGCCGCAAGCGCTGCCTCCGCCACCGGCTGCGCCGCAACAAAGCGTGTCACCGGAAATGCTGCAGCAATTTCTTGCTTCGATGAGGGCGCAAGGCGGCTAAGAATGCCAGCGATTCCAATTCCATTCCCGTTAAGCACTGCCCCAGGCGCGTTTAATCAGGAAGAAAGCGGGCGGCTGATCAATGCCTATGCCGAGCCGTTAGGGAAAACCGTATCGGCCTCGAAAGCGGCTCCGACGCCGCCCGTTGTTTGGCGTAAATCGTCGGGATTGAGCCTGTTTGGCAATTCGGCCAATACGAATTTCCGCGGCGGGGTGCTGGTCGGCGGCAATATCCTTTACACGGCCTGGACCGAAAAAGCCTCGACCTTCGACGTGACCGGCGCGGAAACGGTACTTTCCGGCGCCTTGTCCGGCACTGAAAAAGTGTTCTGGGCGCGTAATAACAAAACGCCGACGCCCGACGTTGTGTGCGTGGCGCCGAGCACAGGCGCTTTTTTGGTGACCTCAACCGCGGTGAGCTCCTATCCCGATTCGAATGTCGGGGCGCCCAACAGCGTCGGTTTTCTGGATGGCTATTTCATCTTCACTTACAGCAACGGCAAGATGCAAGCGTCGGACTTGAACGCAACCAGCATCAATACGCTCAATTTCACGACGGAACAGGCAAAGACAGGCGGCCTGTTGCGAGGCTTGCCGTTCAACGGCCAGTATTGGGTGTGGGGGCCGAACCACGGCGCGGTTTACGCCGACACCGCGCAGCCCACCGGCTTTCCGTTCACGCGGTCCTATGTGATCCAGCGCGGGTTGCTCGGGCGCTATGCGGTTGCGGGGCATGAAGATGGATTCGGATCGGCGCTGATCTGGGTGGCGGATGATCAATCCGTCGTTCAGGCGAACGGCACGCCGAACCCGACGAAAATCTCGCCGCCCGATCTCGACCGGCTGATTATCGCTGTCCCCGACAAAAACACACTCGAGGCCTCGGTCTATATCTCGGCAGGACACCCGAAATGGGTGCTGTCATGCCCGGCGTTTACCTGGGAGTTTGATTTAGGATCCCAGAAATGGAACGAGCGGGCAAGTTACCTGATCCCGCGCTGGCGCGGGGTCAGCGGCATTTCGGCTTTCGGCAAGTGGATTGTCGGTGATACCAAGGGAAACCAACTCTTGTATGTCAACGGCAGTGCTTACGACGAATTTGGCGAGCCGCTGATCATGCTGATGGAAAGCGGGCCGGTTTCAAAGTTTCCGAATCGCACCAAGATCGCGTGCGCCGATTTTAATTTCACCACGGGCGTCGGCATTGCGACGGGACCGGCTCCGCAAGCCACGAACCCGACTGTCGGTATTTCCTGGTCGAACGACGGCGGGTTTCATTGGGGCAGTGAAATGGTGCGTGATCTTGGGCCGCAAGCGCTGCAACAAAATATCCGGGTGTTGCGAACCGGGCAGACAGCCGGGATCGGGCGGCGCTGGCGCTTGCGGGTTTCTGGACCGATTTACGCCTCTCTGATCGGCGCCACTCAAAACACCGACATGACACGCTAATGGCAACGCCGCTTCCAGGTCTTGATAGTCCGGTTGTTGATCCAGACACGGGGCAAATGACGCAAGCCTGGTACAATTATTTTCAAAACCATCAAAGGCTGACGCAATTGCCTGACGTGGCGACGGTAGCGCCGACTAACGGCCAAACGCTCAAATACAATAGCACGACAAAACTCTGGACACCGGGGTAAGTCATGAAAGCTGCAATGATTGCAGCACGCGTTAAGGAGCACGGCGAGTTCGCTCGTTTGTCCTGAAACGCTTAACTTAATAGGAGGCTCCCATCGGGCTCTTCGATTTGTTCTCAAATGACACAGCCGACGAAGCGGCGCGCAAGGCCAATGAAGGGCGCCAAGCTGGTTACGATCAGCTCTCAGCCTTGTATGGTCAGGGGCGATCGGATCTCACCACACAATACGGTAAAGCCTCCGATCTTTATGCGCCTCTGGTCGCCAGTTATACCGGAGGCGCTAATGCATACGGCGATGCGTCCGGCGCAAATGGCGTTGAAGGTCTGCAGCGCGCGGCGGACACCTTTAAAAATTCCGGCCAGTACGGCACTTACGGATTTAATCTCACGCAAGGGCTGAACGCACTCGATCGCACGCACGCCGCGGCTGGTAATCTGTCGAGCGGCAATGCCGACACCGACGCGATGAAATTCGCCAGCGGACTCGCTGGCACTACCTACAAAGATTACCTCGCCAGCTTGCAGCCATACTTGGGCGCCGCTGGCAGTGCGGTGTCAGGTGCCGCGGGCGTCGATACCGGGCTCGGTACGGCACTCAATGCCTCCGATATCGCACAAGGCAATGCCGCCAACACCACGCAGACCGGAATCGGCGCAACCAACGCTGCCGCCGAAATGAATAATTATAACGTTGGTGCCAATCAGCTCAATGCACTGATGGGTGTTGCAAAACTGGCGTTAGCGGCGCCAACGGGCGGCGCAAGCCTGTTCTCAGGTTTTGGCGGCGGCTCACCAAGCGGCTATGGCGGCGGGACCGGGTTTGGAACGGGGCTTGGCTAATGGCTGACTTTGACATTACCTCACTGCTTGCAAACAGCGCAAAAACCAATGCCGATTTTGATTTTAGCAAGCTCGCGACGGCGTACTACGAGGGGCAAAAACAGCAATACGAGCAGCGCACGCGCGACGTGTTTCAGGATCCAAGCCTCTACGGTCCTGACGGGCAGATCGATCCCTACAAGGCCGCACAGGCCGCGTTGAAAGCGGGCGGCACGGCTGGCGTAGAACCGGCGAAAGGTGTTGTCGGAATTGCGGATCTTCTATCGAAACTTGGCAATCAGGCTGGTTTAACCCGCGATACCAATCCAAACGCGGCGCCGTCTTTGTATCGTGACCCAAACGGGCCGCAATCGTCTTTCCCGCCGTCGATCAATAGCTCGACAGGCGCGCGAACCACGGCCGCACCATCCGTTCCCGCCAACAATCCAACCGTACGCGGTGGCGGCGATCAGGCTAACTCGCTCGTCGCCTTCCTCGACAACGCTGGCGTGACGCCGGAAAATCAGGGTCAGCACATTGTCAATATCGGCAAAGAAATAACGGCAAGAACAGGCAGACCGTTTGACGCAAATGCGCCGCTGAATTTGCAGGATAACAACGTCCGCAGCGTGCTTGCGGGCTGGACGCGGGCGAACGCGGCGAATGCGCCCCCGCCGCAAGCCGTGGCACCGCAGCCGCAGCAAACGGCGCAAGCACCTGTCGCTCCTGCACCTGTTGCGCCAGCGCCGCAGACGACGGGCGGGCCACAAACGCCAATCGTGCCGACACCTGTTCAAACGCAGTCGTTCCGGGCGCCTGAGCGGCAAGACCCGTCGTTGGGCGGGCTGATCTCCCAGGAGGAATTGCGGGCGTTTGGTGGCACGCCGCAGGGCGTGCTCGCTGCCTACATGAAAAGGCTGAATATCGGACTACCGCCTGAGATCCAGAAAGAGGTTCAGTCAAGGGTCGACGCCATCAGAACCGCGTTGCAGCCAACCGGCGAAATCAAGAACGCACAGGCCAGCGGTTTTAACTCGCCACTCGAGTATGACGTTACGAAAGCCAACACGACGGAGCTCGGCAAGCAGGATATCGACACTTTCAACAAGCGAAATGCGCCGATCCAGGCGGCGGCGCAAATGTCGTACGATGGGCAGGGAAAAGCAAAACTGATGAAGCAGCTCACGCTCGATCCGAATTTCTACTCGGGGCCGTTGAGCGAAAATGTACAGACTTACAATCAGTTCAAATCGGTATTCGGTCAGAATCCGTCAGCCGCATTGCCGCAGGAAGCGTTCAATAAGGTTGCCGCCGACATGCTTACCGAGCAGATCAAGGCAATGGGCAATTCCGGCGTTGGCCGCGTGCTGATGGCGGAAGTCAACAATATGAAAAAGTCGCTGGCCGGACTTGGCATCACGGCGTCGACAAACCGCGCGTTGGCAGAGCTCATTTCCCGCAATTACGATAAAATGCAAAAACTCGGGGAAATCGCCAATAACATTCCGCAGGTTCCAGGCCAAATGAACCGGGAATATGACAGACAGGCACAGGCCTACCTCAAGGCAAATCCGCTGTTCACGAAAGAAGAGCTGCAGAATCCGAAACTGCTTGGCGCCCCCGACGCACCGCCGCAGTCGGCAAATTGGAGTGTCGATCAACGGCGGCAATGGGCGGCAAGTATCGGCCTCAAGCCGGGAGACGATATTCGTTTCAACGGCCGTCCTGTGAAAGTCCCCTAAATGGTCGAAACCGTCACCATCCCGCTCGGCGGTACGGACTATGGCGGCAACCCATTGCCGCCGCAGGGTACATTTTTCACCCCCGGCAAGGATCAAACAACGGTTGGCGACGATACGGGCGGATGGGCGCCATATACGCCGCCAAAAGTCGATACGGCGAAAACCACAACGGCGCCGCAAACCGGCGCGACCGACGACACAGGCGGTTGGGCGCAATACACCTCGCCCGAGCCGGAAAAGCCGAAGCGGCAGCAAAGCGCGGGCGAGGCGGCTGGCCGCGGCGCAATACAAGCGGCGACATTCGGCACGGCGCCAGCCATTACGGGGCTTGCAGCGGCGTCCGGCATGGAAGCGCGCAAGCCGGGACCGGATGACAACCCGGATACTTTTTTCGATCCTAACCCGATCCGTCCGGTTGTGGGCGCTGCCAAACTGATCGCGAATTACTTTTCCGAACATCCCGATCAGACGGTCAAGGACGCTTATGAGCGTGGCCGCAAAGACGCCGAAGAAACTCAAAAACAATCGAGCGAACAGCACCCCTACGCCTACACGGCCGGACAACTCGCGAGCACGCTCGCCACGCTTCCCTTCACAGGCGGCGGCGGATCAGCCGCGACGGTTGGCGGACGTCTTTTGCAGGGCATCAAGTCGGGCGGCATAGGCGGCGGTGCATTTGGCGCGGGCGAGTCGATAGGTGAGGGCGGCGACGCCTGGGACGTTGCCAAGGGCGGCGTCGGCGGCGCTTTGGTCGGAGCCGGATTAGGCGGCATGTTCGGCAGCGCGGTCGAGGGCGCAACCGGCGTTGCAAAAAAAGTTGCGTCCGTTGTGCGTGGTGCGCGTGACACCGAGGCGGAAGCAGGATCGCGCGTTGTCAGCGCTCTGGTAGGAGACAGGCCGCAAGTTGCAAAAGTCGCACGCGATACCGGGGCGCTAAAGGCCGGAACCGAGGCCGGAACGCCGCTTTATAACGTCGACTTTGGTGGAGAAAACAGCCGTGCGTTGCTGCGATCGGCGGCCAATACCTCGCCAACGGCACGCAATATCATTAATGAAAAACTGGGGTCGCGCTATAAACAGCAA